TTCTTTCTTCTTAGCTGTGCTTGGTATTGTCAGACCTAAAATTCCATCATCGATGAAGACCTTCAATTCTGCCTTGCCTATTATGAGATTTGCCTTCTTAAGTTCCTCTATCGCCACTGACATGACATTAATATGGTACCATGTATTTTGTGCTCCGGAATCTCCTTCAAAGTCAACACCTTTCATAGTATAGTGCGTTGTAGTACCTGCCTGGTTCTGGATGACTGTAGCACCTCTAGTTAAATCCACAAAAGATTTGATCTCAGGCGTGTTGAATATGTCGGCCCAGAATGCTTTATTGCCTTCCATAGCTGCAACACCATAATGTGGTGAAAATTTCCGTAGGTCGAATGAAACCAACAACATTTTGGAAAATCCTGGTGCATTGTAAGTAGTGGGATTAGTGATTCTACTCAAATCTTTGGCTAAATCAGTTGGATTCACAGACATCGCATTACCACGCCGATGAGAGAGTAACTCACGAACATTACTTTCCAACTCTTGTTTGACTAGGCGTGTTTTCACAGAACTCATGTAAAATAACCGACTTTTTGGTTTCTTTGCCTCAGGTTTGAACTTATAGACTACATGTCGAGGGAGGCTCGCAACATTTTTGAGAAGGTTATTGGTGTTGATAGATTCTGTATTCTTAAGCATGAAGCCGAGAGTGTTTTGTTCTGCAAATCCAGGTTTGTCGGATGTCGATTTAGCTTTTAGTTCATCTTCAGGCGCTAATGATCGATCCTTTAGCAACCTATAGTATGCTGTGCCCACAGTTTTGTATGCAACGCAACCTGTCAACTTTATCTTATGCAAGTGTTCTCTCTTGATCCGAGCTTCACCTTGCATATTGTATTTCACAGCCCACTCTGATTCCTCTCCAGTACAATTACCTGGGTTGCGTTTATATCTTCGCTGGTAGAGTTTGATGAAATCCAGTTTTTCTCTTTCGCGGATGGCAGTGTAGATTGCTGCATGTTCTGGATCTATCTCAGCCCCTACAGGATTAGGTTTGTCATGGTATGGCTTGATGTTGTCTAAGGCTGAGACTACGCAAAAGTCAGGCGTGGGGTATAGCTTGTACAGGTCCATTAGTTGATGCATAGATAGTGTATCAAGCGACAACATATGTTCTATAAATGGTTCAAATGGTGCAATACTGTATAATGGATGTTGTTTTGCTTGGGCTATCAATTCTTCTGGAGTACCACGTGCATCATACTTTATTCTTGTGATTAGTTCATTAATAGTGTCAAGATATTCTACGATTGTATTAGCATTGTCTCTATTACATTTTGCTAGAAGTGTGTAATGAAACACCATTGTTTTGTCATACGATGGTTTATTCGACAGTGCTATCAACTGTTCTGACGACGCCAGGGCTTTCAACAATTGGATCAACTTGCTGATATCTTTCTTGCAGAAAATGTAGGTCTTGTTAGCAAATTCAGTTTTACCCACTATGAACATGAGATTGTTCTTTAGCAATATCGTCCAACTTGGTGATTCTATGTTCAATTCGGCTGCGTACGCATCATCATCAGTGGAGTCTAGATTCTTGACAGCACGGGTGTCCAACAAACCTACTATCTTAGTGAATTCCAATGCAGCCTTATCATATGCTGATGATGCCCACACATTGAGTAATTGTGCAATACGTAGTGTGAAGCGCTCTGGGTTTACTTGTGATGCTCTAGCTGCAATTGTAGCCATTTCTATAGCCAAAGCTGTCGCATTCTCCTCTTGATCCTTCATAGCCCAGTCACCGTTCCTGATAGTCATTACAATGTCGTAAATTGCCTTCAATCCTATATATACACTTTTAGGTTCTAGTAAATGACCATCATAGAAATCGTTCACTTCTGAGTAATCTTCTAAGCCAATTGCACCAGGGTCAATCTCATTTTTCTGCAAAGAAGTCCACAAATGTCCATGTGTTACTGATGAAAAGCGTGTGGTGTGGTCTGTATATGTGTAATCGAAAAGACCTTTCACAGTGATTAAGTTCTCGATGTTCCAATTCTTCATTAATAATCTTGGAACATCAGTCTTGAATGTAGCTTCTTTGAATACTGACATGAGAAATTCTATATCCAGTTATAGTGGAATAATTTCCTCGGTGATATGGTAATTCCGCATGTCACAAAAAACCAAACTAAATAATAACAAAATAATAGTCTAGATATGTATAGATTCTCTGGAATCGGTAACTAGCTGTAAGAATGGAGATCATTCCATACCTAGG